AGAAAGCAACAAGGGTCACCTTAGGAGCTCAACCCTCTAGTAGACGAGAAACAGGCTGCTCATCCAGGTGGCGCACGACCTCACCAATCAGGGCTACACCAACCGCCTGCAGCTCGAGGTGAAACTAGACGAGCTACCGGAATAAATCTGTGTGGATCAAATGTGGACACTGGGAGAAAACAAAAAGGCCACTATCACTAGTGGCCTTCGTAAGCCTTTGATTTTAATGGTGCCCGAGGCCAGAATCGAACCGGCACGACGCGAACGTCGAGGGATTTTAAATCTGATTCAGCCCTATGAGAAAACAAGCACTTACATAAAAATCAAAGAGTTAGTAAACCAATGAAGGCCAAAAATGACCACCCATTTAAAATTTTGTCGCCACTCTGTCGCCACTTTTTCTCATGCAAAAAGCAGGGTGCAGATTCACGCCTATCGTGCCGAGTCTCAACCGCCTCTTTACACATACCACATTAACAGAATGTATAAATAAACGGTTGAGAGCAATCACCATTAACAATCACTTTACCGAAGCAGTTGATAAGCTTTGATATTTACCCCTAATGAAAATGGACACGTTCGAACCATATTTAATAAAATGCTTCTCACATAAGTGCCAAGATAAATATCCAAGAGCAATTGACACAAACAGTGATGAAATTTGATTAAACAAAACACCATGGGAGCTAAAATAGTGAGCCATTACTTGTTGAACTGGAAAGCCCCATAGGTAAATACCATATGAAATATCAGCTTTTGGTTTTAACTTTAAGATAAAATCCCTTGATGATGCATAAAGTATAAACAAGAAAATAGATGCGTATGCAAAATATGATGAGTAAATAGTATCTCGCAGCACAACATAAAGCACTGCAAATCCAAGACAAGGTGCAAAGCGTATTGCTATCAGTTCTTTATTAAGAGCAAGGATTGCACCGAATGCAAAGCATGGCGCTAAAAAATCTACCTCATGATTTGGGACAACCCAAGGAAACAGCATTCTTGAGCTCAAGAATGGCTCAATCAAAATAACTAGGAATATTGCCACACTAAGCTTTTTGGAGCTCAGAACCCCAACTGCATACAGCGCAAATAACAAGATATATGCAAACACTTCATAGGGTATTGTCCACAGCGATCCATTTACCGAATTCGGATATGGATTATCAACAAAAACACCTGGAAGAGTAAATTGAATATTCATCCCAGCAATTTTTAATACATAGTCATATACCTCTTTCTGGTGGAAGTAATCCACAAGTGATAAAGAGGTAAGCATTGGACCTATAACAAAGGCTGTCACTATACTTGACAGGATGAGAGCTGGCCAAATTCTGAAAAAACGAGATATAACAAAGCGAAGTAAATCACCATTATTTAGCAGTGAGTTAGTAACTACCAAGCCACTAAGAAAGAAAAAAACTTTTACAGCTATTGAACCAGAATAGTCAACCTGCATTAGGCGACCTATAATATCGGACTTTCCTAGTTCAGGAGATATAGCATAAGCATGGCCGTAAATAACCATACTTGCAGCAATAACTCTAAAAATATCTATATTATTGTTTTCTTTCCTTAACAGTTCAGATAACTTCAACTCTCCCCCCTTAAAATAACAAATATGCAAAAATTGAGAAACCACTATGAGCCACTCGATGCCCAACAGGCTGCAGATTGTGGCAGCTTATCTTTTGTGCCTCAGTCGTTTACTGACTCGTTTAGCGGCATATGATCTAATCCTTCTAACCAGAAGTACAGAGGAAAGCCTCATAACAATCAAAATCAGCTGAGACCGCAGACACTCAAAGGATTCAACCTCACCGCATCTTCCAGATGGTCGGGGGCGAAATGGGCGTAGCGCATGGTCATCGCGATGGTGGAGTGGCCGAGTATCTTCTGCAGCACCAGAATGTTGCCGCCGTTCATCATAAAATGGCTGGCGAAGGTGTGGCGCAGAACGTGGGTATTCTGCCCCGGGGGGAGCTCCAGCCCTGCCCGTTCGACCACCATCTCGAAGGCGCGGTAGCAGTCACCAAACAGGCGGCCTCGCTTTCTCGGCAACTGGGCATACAGCTCGGGGCTGATGGGCACGCTGCGGCTCTTCTTGCTCTTGGTGCGGGTGAAGGTAATGCGATTGGGGGATATCTGGGACTGGGTCAACTCTTCGACCTCAGACCAGCGGGCACCGGTGGCCAGGCAGAGTTTCACCACCAACAACAGATCGGGGTTTGGGCTCTCGGCGCAGGCGGCCAGTAGGCGCTTGAGTTCGTCAGGGTAGAGAAAGGCCAGCTCGGCCTCTGCCACCTTGTAGGCCCGCAGCCCATCGAGGGGGTTTTCCCCCTGCCACTCCCTTAGCCTTTTCAGCTCGTTGAATACCGCGCGCAGGTAGGCATGTTCGCGGTTCACCGTGTTGGGGGTGACGCCCAGCTTCTCCTGGTTGACTGCGCGCCGGTCGGTGATATCACCCGAGAGGCGCGCTTCACGGTAGGCAGCAAAGTCACGGGCGGTGAAGTCTTCTGCGAGGGGATCACCCAGGGCATCGCAAATGGTCAGCAACTTGGACTTACGGGCTTCCCCATCACGCAGGCTCTGGCCATGGCGGCCAAACCAGAGTTCGACCAGATCAGAGAGATGTCGGCCATCGGTCGGAGCCCCCTGCCCCTCCAGCCAGGGTTTACCCTTTTCCGGATCCGACACAAAGCGCTCGAACGCCGGCGCCTCGCCCTTGGTGGCAAACTGCTTTCGTAGCCTCGGCGCGTGGGGGTTAGCCTTGCTTGGCCTTCCCTCCGGATAGATCTCGGCAAGCCACTTACCTGATGTTTGTTTTCTTACTGCCATATCCCCCCCAAAAACACTGTACCTATATACAGCATATCAATGATAATGGGGAATGTTTAGCTAGGAGTACAATATACAAAAACAATATAACTTAATAAACCAGCCAAAAACGAAATAGAATAACGAATAGGACATCAACATTATCTAAGATTTAATAACCCTTGATAAAAAGGGAACCAATTATCTAATGACGAATACGCGTAGAATAATGTTAGCGCCAACAATGGCAACCACGATAGTTCTAAATAACGCCTTATTCTTTTCTCCAACTTTTTAAATAAACCATCAAGAGCAGATGAAATATTAGTTATTTCTACATCTATAAAATTTAACTGCTGTTTGGTTTCTTTGCGTTTTTTAATAAAGACTCTCCTATATGCTTTTTGTATTTCTTTTAAACAATCATACTGAACCACGATAGACACTCGAACAGAATAAACAAGTACAATTGCAGCCAAGAAATATATAGACAAGCTGAATGTTGTAACATCAGCATACTTATCAAGAAATGTAAGAGTGCCTATTGACACTGGAATCGTCAGCAACTTTCCACTTAAACTAATGACAGTATCCGTTAGCTTTTGAGTAAATACAACTTGTTGCTCCGCTAATTCAGAACGGATTTTTTGAAATGAAAAGTTATTAAGATAATTATCCCACGACTCGTTAAATGAATCTATGATTTCAGACCAAGATTCGATTATAGATGTTAGCGCGACATTATTCATTGAGCCTAATTGCTCTGCTACCTCTATCAATGAGGTTTTAAATACAGATATCTTTTCTGATTGGTGAAAATCATTCACTTTGGATGAAACTATTTCCTCAAGTAACTTTAAGTCAGGTAATGGAGTCATAAACAGATTAGATGTCACAGACGAATCTACAACAAGTGTTGCCCTGCTACTATTATCCTTACCAGGCTTAACGAAAACTAATTTTTCTGATGAACCGGATTTTGATTTTTGGTCGTGATAGTTTGCCAGCTTTTTCAACTTATCAATAAATTGATACAACAAGCCTGCATTATTTATTAACTCACAGCCAGGCTCTGACAATCGATCACCATCAATGATATAGAATGGTGAGTGTATCATTTCTATCGAAAGACAATGATTATTAAAACTAAGCCATTCATTTATGTCTTTGTAAAAATAACCATTTTCATTTTGAGGCAAGACAACCTTAATCAAAATCGATGAACAACCAGAGAATTCTGTCAGTCTGCCTTTCTTGTCAATCTCCGAGGTAAAATCAGGCACAGCAGGAATAGCAGACTTATCATGAAGATCTATGACATACCTATCATCGCAGTTATCTAGCAGTTCTTTCAACAATGAAAGAAGCGTCGGCGATACAGGTAGCACCCCACTATAGCATGAGTCATAAAATTCAGGCTCATCAATAAGCCTAAATATTTCAACTGCTATGCGAAGTGCTTTATCCATCACTTGAGACTGTCCTGTTTTATCTTATCCAAGGCTGCTTTAAGTTCTTTATTGCAGCGAATAACAAGGGAATTTCCATCTTCATTATACCATATCTCACTTTTCTCAGTGAACCCTAGCATGTTTTTATCAAAGTTAACTTCCCACTTTCTAGACTTGATTGATATACGGGTTAACTCATCTAACTTTTTACTATGAACATTAAACTCCTCAGGTATTTTGAATTCTTCGGAGTTTGCCAAAGCGAATATATCACCAGTATGTTTATGCAAGTTAATAGGAATTGCCCGTTTTATTGCATTTTCAATACCATCAATACTAGCCACAGATGTTTTATCATCTTTAACTGCCTTCAAGTAATCAGTCACAGACCGAACAACATCAATCCTATATTGATTTAATTCAGGGTGAGACATTATTTTATCTACTAACTTGAATGTATTTTTTGTTGCTTTGATTGGTTTAACTCCATCACTACAACCTAAGCCACGAGAAAAATATCCTGACACACCATCCGTTGTTCTAGGGCTAATAAAGCTCAGATAATAAGGTGCGTTGTTTTCAGCAGACTCATCTTCATCTTCATCTTCATCTTCATCTTCATCTTCAACTAAATCATTAACAACCTCAGTACCTGCCCCTAACGTTGATGTTTTGAAAGCAGATACATTGATACGTGCAGCTTGGTGAATTTTTGATAAATCGATTTCAGGCACAGAGATTATCTTAAGATCTTTACTGATATTTAGACCGCTGGTTGCCTTAATACTTGCAATCAAAATATACTCTATTTCATTGTCATCCTCATAATGAGAAAAAACAATATAACCACCTGTGGCTTGAGATATCTTACTTGCAGACTCTTCAACTTGGCTCATAGCCACCCGACTCATAGCAATGAACTCTTTATCAACACTTTCATCTGCGACATATTTTGAGACTGCATTAGGAAAAGGGTTAACACCTGAATCAGAAAAGGAACCATAAATTGCAGCATTGCCACGACGGCTATATAATTTATCAAGACGGTCAACTAACTTTATAGTATTTTCATCATCTGATGATAATAATGTTTCCCCAGGAACAATCTCGGTCACATTGCTTTCTTGTTCTTTTTTCAAAAGATGAATTATTATTTTATTTACTTTCATTTATTATCCCCGATCGTCTACACATCCCGTTAAAAGTATAAAAAAGGGCGCATCAGCGCCCTATCGTTTTCTGAAAATCCGGTGTTCTACCATCACGCCGATGATTTCGATGTGCTGCCGGTCGGAGTGCATGGTGGGGAAATCGTCGTTGAGGGGCACCAGTTCGAAGACCTCTTGCCCACTCTCATCAATGCCGCGGGGGCGGTACTTCTTGAAGGTGGCCTCTTCGCTGCCGTTCTTGGCGACCACATAGTCGCCCGGCCGGGGTTGTTCATCGGGATCGATGATGACCAGGTCCCCTTCGTTGAACATCGGGGTCATGGAATGGCCCCGGATCCAGAGGCCAAAGCCACAGGGCCCGATATCGACGCTGGCCGTCACATACTCGACATTTCCATCAAAGGTGGTGGCCTGCTCACAAATCTCGCGCCAGTTCCCTGCCTGCACATAGCTGAGGATCGGGATACGGTTCCCCTGGGGAATCACCGCCGGCTCGACGTTGTGATAACCAGGCATGGCTTCTGGAGAAGGCCGTGCTGTCGCCTCCCCTTCACCGGTCAACAGCCAGTCAACAGTCACCCCCAGCGCTGCCGCTAAGTCATTGAGATAGCGGCCTTTCGGCTGGTTCAGACCAGACTCCCACTTTCCTACCGAAACGCCGGTTATGCCAATAGCTTTGCCTAACGCAGCTTTGGATAGGCCAAGGGCTGACCTTCTACTGAAAATTCGTTCTGAGATGTGCATTAACCTAGCTTAACTTTCGACACCAAACCTTAGGGTTCATTATTTCAAACCTTAAGGTTGCTTAAAGCAAAACCATAAGTTACGATTCGCTTATCAAAACTTAAGGTTGCATAGAGGTTGTATGAAAAAAACCGATGCCATCAACTACTTTGGCTCCGCAGCTGAGCTGGCGAAGAAGTTGAACATTTCAGAGGCCGCAATTTCGCAGTGGGGCCAAAACGTTCCCCAAGGCCGTGCCTACCAAATCGAAGTGCTGACCGGTGGCAAGTTGAAGGCCGATCAGCCCCCCACTGCGCAAGACTGCGCGTAACTGACCGAGCAGGAGGCTCCATCCATGATCATCGCCCCCATCCATATCGATACCCCGGTTTGCACGGTCGAGAGCTTCTCCGAGCGTACCGGCCTGACCCAGCGCACGGTGGAAAACTACGTGCGGGCCGGGCGCATTCCCATCATGCCCAAGCAGGGTCGCGCTGAAAAAGTGCTGATCAACCTGGTGCTCTACACCCAGCAGGCCATGAATCAGCCGGGTTTGGAGCCTGCACCTGCACCAGTGCGTCGTCCCAAAGTGTCGCGCAAGCAGAAGGATGAAAGCCATGTTTGAACAAACTTGCAGCAAACATCCGCATTTTGAGTCTGCTTGCTCCCGTTTTGCCGCCGTTCACTCCCTTGCTGAAGTGGCCCGTGCTGCCGGTATTGGCGAGCAGCTGCTGCGCAACAAACTGAACCCGGCACAACCGCATCAACTCACAGCCCGGGAACTGGTGGCTATTTATCACGCCACCGAGGGGGACGAGACCCTGTTCGACGGCCTGTTGTTGGAGTGCGACCTCACTGCAGTGGCTATTCCCAAGGCTGAGCGGGCCCCTTCCCTGCCCCACCAGGCCATCGACCTGAACGCCAAGATCGCCAGCATTGGCCAGCGGGCGCTGGAGCTGACAGACCGCGGCCGGATCACCCGCTCGGAGCGCAACACCCTGGTGAGCGTGGCCACCTCGGCCATGGGGTCACTCGCCATCTTGATCCACGACATTGAGGCCCGCTTTCAAGCGGTGCCGACCCTGGCCTGTGCGTCAGACATCCTGATGCAAACCATGACCATGTAAGGGGGAACCCATGCAAACCCAACGCATTGACCATCAACAACGCAATCTGGCTGGCCTGACGTCAGAAGAACAGGTGGCCATGAACACCGCCGGCTGCATGTTGCTGCGCGAGATGTTCGGCAAGAAGCGTTCGAGCCTAGACACCGACTGGCTGGCACTGGGCCAGGCCAAGAAAGCGGCCATCTGTGCCATCGCCCGCCAGCCTCGGGGCGAACTGATGAGCGCCACGCTGTCGGCATTGCCGCATGCGCAGCGCGAAGCGATCCGCCTTGCCGTGATTGCACTGGAGTACCAAAGCGAATTCCGCGGCGGCTGTGACACCAAGGTGTGGCACCCGGCTCCGGTCACCAGATCTATCAGGGATATCGAGAGGGAGAAAAAAGAGAGAGCAGCAAAGCTGCGCATGAAGCGTGCGGTGCTGGCAGCAAGCCAGATGACCGGGCAAGGCCCCCGTCCTATTGGGCAATAAAAAAGCCCGCATTACGGAGCGGCAACTCCAAGCGGGCCTCTATCAACAACGTATGAGGAAGTCGACATGGCAACTTTAGCGATCCCCTGCGCCCTGCGCAACCTTCGCATCCAACAACGCAAGCTGACGGGCCGCTATGGCGCCCGTCTTAGCCAACACCCCGACGGGGTTGCGCTTATGGAGCGGTCAACCGCACTGGCTTGGGCTTCTCTGTTCAGCCGCATCAACCCCTGCACCACTCAACAAGGAGCCTGACCATGAACGCACAACCGACCCAAATCAACCTACTCAACCACCATGCCGCCAAGCGTCTGCGCCAGTTGCGGGAACAGTTGAAGCTGAGCCGCCCCAAGTTTGCCGACCAGCTCGGCATTCCGCCCACCACGCTCAAGAACTACGAGCTGGGATACCGCGAGATTGGGGGCGGCCTGTTCCTGCTGATCGCCAACCACCCGGAGCTGAAACGCCATGTCGATTGGCTGTTGACCGGCACCGCCACGCCGGAGGTGCAGGCATGAGCAAGATCTTCCATCCCATATCCGAGCAGGAGGCGCTGGCCGAGTTGCCGCGCCTGCGCCAGCGGCTCACCGCCAAAGCACGACAAACTCACCAATATCGCGGCACTGAGGGGAAATCCCTGGTAGCCCAGGCACAGCGCGCTCTGCGCTGGCACCAGCTGTTTCTCAGCATCAACCGGAGGGCCTGCCAATGAGCGACATCATCAAGATTGCCCGCCAGGCGCCCAAGGTGGTCGAAGGGCTGCTGGCCGATATGTTTGCCGCCAATGCCGAAGATAACCGCATCGCCCTGGGCGGGGTTTACTCCGGCCAACAGTACATCCAGCTGCAACTGGTTGCGACCAGCAACCCGGCTGATCTGCTCGATGATGACGGCGACGAAGACGATGAAGAATCCACGCCACTCCCCGCGCACAACCCGCTGACCACCCACTGGCTGGCAGCCTGCGCCGAGTTTATCGCTGCCGGCGGTGAGGCCAGAGGCGATCGGGATATCCCCCGGGAGCTGCTGGCACTCGGGGCCGTGCGATCCGTCTATTGGCTGGCGCTGGGTCAGGGTGAAACCACCCTGGCCCGGGAGATTGGCGAGTGGTGGCGCGAGTGCGCCCCGCTGCACGGACAAGGTGAGGTGATCCAGTGACCCATCACCTGCAGCAGGAGCTGGCCAGCCTGATGCACCGCTGGCAAGAGACCTATCGGGAAGACGCAGCGCGGCTGCGTCTTTATCAACGGGAGCTGGCCAATGCGCGCCGGCTGCCTGCCCGACCCCGGGCCAGTATCACGCTACTGCTGCGCCAGTGTGCGGCAGCCCGTCGAATGAAAACCCATGCAAAGCAACGCATCAGTGGATGCCAGTTTCGCATCAAGACGTTATCAGCTTAACGAATGACCAAGCTCACCACCCGGCTGCCGCTGTCGAGAAAAGCACAGCTGCAGCGCGTCAACACCCTTTGCAACTCTCTGCCCGGCGTCAACTTTGACGCCGTTTTCGGCGGCCCACGCGGCCAATACGATCTGCTGTGGGCTATCCAGTTGCTCGATGGCCTCTCCCCCGAGTTAACCAGCGACCTGTTCAAGCAGTACGCGCGGCGCCGCAAGGATTGCAGCTTCACTCATTGCCGGGCGGCCAATATCTGGCTGCGTGAGCGAACCCGCTGGGTGCGCCAGCTGCTCCACTCCATTCCGGTCAACCCAAGGGAGATGCGCGATGAAGACGGCCGCAAGAAGGTGGCCCACCAGTTCGCCAACCAGACTGCAGCCATTTACAAGAACATTGAGCAGGACATCAAAGAAGGGGCCGAGCCGGATCTGCTGCAGACCTGGGCGCTGATGCGCCAGCCGGCCGATCAGTGGGGCTTTATCGGCAAGATGCCCAAGTTCAAAACCAACGAAGTGCGGGATAACTGGATCCTGAGCGTGCTGGTGCGCCTGCTCTCTGCCAAGTGGTGGGAGAAGCGTGTCAACCGCTGCTGGGATCGGCTGCAGGAGCAGATCAACATTCTGCTCGGCAAGGTACGCAAGGGCGTGTCGGCTTATGTATCGAACGCCACCATGAAGGTGGTGCGCGAACGCAAGCGGGCCATGATGCGCTGGCTGGCCGAGTCGGAAGTGGTCAACGAGCAGTATGACCTGGTCGTGTCGATGAAGGATTGCTGGGAGGCCAGCAACGCCAACCCGGTCAACCGCCGCAACGAAATGATGGTGCGTGCTCGGGGGTTCAATGACTATGCCGAGGAGCAGGGTCATGTGGGGGTCTTCTTCACCTGGACAGCCCCTAGCCGCTTTCATGCCTGGACACAAAAGCACAACGGCAAAGCGGTAGAGAACAAGCGATATCAAGGGGCCACGCCGCGGGAGACCTGCGCCTATCTGGCCAAACTATGGAGCCGCGCCAGGGCGGCCCTCAAGCGGTGGAACGCTCCCGTTTATGGATTTCGCGTGTGCGAGGCTCACCACGACGGCACCCCGCACTGGCACCTGCTGCTATTTATGCGCCCGGAAGATCGCAACCGGGTGATCGGTATCCTGCAACGCTATGCCCTGACCGATGACCACGACGAGCTGGTACGGGATATCAAGGGCGCCCCACCCTTTACCGACTTTACTCCCCGCTTCGACTGGAAAGAGATAGACCCGGCCAAGGGGGATGCCGCGGGCTATATCGCCAAATACATTGCCAAGAACATCGACGGCGCCTACCTGGACGATGACGAAGAGGCAGGCACTGCCGCCGATGAGGGCGCCTTGCATGCCGTGGCCTGGGCCAGTTGGTGGGGCATTCGTACCTTCCAGCAGATCGGCGGCGCCCCGGTCGGGGTATGGCGCGAGCTGCGCCGCATCAGCAACGCCAAGAAGCATGCCGATCTGGTGGGTCCACCCAAGCCAGTGCTGCAAGACCCACGCTTTGAGGCGGCCCGCTTTGCCGCAGATAACGGCATCTTTCGCTGCTACCTGCACGCCATGGGCGGTGCACTGGCCACCCGTGCCGAACACCCTATCAAGCTGGCCCACCTTATCGAAGAGCAAGCCAACAGCTATGGCGAAGACATCAAGCGCCTGATGGGCATTACCTCCGCTCGCCTGGGCATCAAGACCCGCCTGCAAGGGTGGGAGATTGTGCCTGCCGGCACCCATGAAGCCAGGAAAGCCGCCGAGGCTGCAGCAAGGGGGGTTGGGGTTCAGACGGGCGACAGCCCGGCACCTTGGAGCTCTGACAATAACTGTACGCGGCCAGATCCTGATGCCTTCGCAGACCAGATCATGAGGGAACAATGGGGGTTATCGCCCTTCTCCATCGACCGGTTACGGTCAGGTGCCAGCGTAAGGGAGGATGGTTTCACACTGTGGCTGGAGAATGGACAGGTACAGTCGAGCCGAGCGCTACCGAGCGAGCTGGATTGGCAGTTGGAGGGACTACAGCCTGACGAACAGGACCAACCTGATGAATACGCGGTTCCGGAAGACGATCCGGACTGGCCGATGCTGATTGAGCTATGCGGTGAGGTCTACCAGGCACAAGGCCACGCTGGGGCGCACCGCTGGATCGAGATGCTGCCACAGCCCTATCAAGCACATATGTGGGCCGAACTTGAGAAGCGAGACACACAGGCGTGGATGCAGGAACATAACGACTATAGCGAGGAGTGGTTATGAACATGGACAGCAAAAAAATCGTCCGCCGCCAAAAGAGGAGATGAAGCGAATACGCCTAGACAATTGACATATGATAGCAATATTATAATGTTAAAAATTTTCTCAAGCGGTCACAGTAGCATAAACAGCCGCATAATGAAAAATTTAAAAAACCAACAATCACTCATGCTTTTCATTTACAAATGAAGCTTAACAGGTTAAGTAATGTTTGAAGAACATATAAAAAATATTGTTTCCGCAGCTGCGCTAAGACACACAGAAAAAGATCTGAAAAGTAATCATGAAAAATTTGTCATTACTTTACTTGGTAGATTTCAACTACTTGAATTGATACTTAAAAAATATATTGATGCTTGTGTATCTTTCAAAGGTGGGGACTCTGCACACTTGGATGGGCTAGAGGAATTACCTTTAGGCGCTCTGATTAAAAGACTTCGTAAAGTCACACAGAATAATGAATTGGCTGACCGGATACATGCTCTTTTAGAAATTAGAAATAAGATTGCTCATAACTCTTTGATCGTTGTTCACCAAAGGGGAATTAATAAATCAGAAGTAATGAATCAACAGTTTGAATATATTCACGCAAATATGAATCTACATGATCTGTTGGAGGAACTAGGTACGAAAACGTTAGAGCTTTATGTTGGTAGAAATTTACATAAAGAACATCTTCAGATTGACAGCTAAGGCGTGGCGTTTCCAGTCTCAATTCGTAGCATTCGTCATAGGTGTTGTATTTGTTGTTATCGTTATACGTTACTAGCACCTTGGACGGTCGCTAGTTGTGCGATAGTGGCTAAAAATTAACTATAGCGCTATAATGTACACAAGGAAGTTAAATGTGAGGTTTTTTTCTATGTCTATCAAAGATATAACAAAAAAAGTGAGAGATGCATCACTTAAGCGGACCCATAATGCTCGTGTCAAAATGCTCAGGCGAGCTCATATTATTGATAATAATGGTTACTACTCTGAACATTATTTTTCAGAAGAAACAGTAGAAAAAGACAAAGAAACTGGCAAGGCAGTTATAGCGTAATGTACAATAATAAAACCTCATTTGTTTATGGCTTCCATGGAATGGACAAGGAGGCCGCAACTAAAATTTTGCAGCTAGAAGATGAGTTTAAACATAGTAATAACGCTTATGATTGGCTCGGTCAGGGCACCTACTTTTGGGAGAATAACTTTGAGCGGGCGAAACAATACGCTATCGAAGATAGTAAGCGTATACACTCTAAAATAAAAGAACCATTCGTCCTCGGCACAGTCATTGACTTAGGAAATTGTCTTGACCTACTGGATCAGGAACATCTGGACTTTTTAAAAGTCGCATATGAAGATCTCAAAGTAACTTTACAAAGTGAAGGTAAGTCACTACCAGTAAATAAAGGCTTTGGGCTCAATGATTTTGACTTCCGCAAGAGAGAGCTTGATTGTGCTGTCATTCGCTGGGCTCACGAACTGGCAAGAGAACAAAATACTAATTTTGACACTGTTAGGGCAGCTTTTTGGGAGGGCGATGCCCTCTATCCTAATGCAGGCTTTAGGCAACAAAATCATATTCAGATTGCGGTTTTAAACCCTAATTGCATCAAAGGTATTTTCATACCTAGAAGCAAAATTGACTATCCCTAACAAAAACAACGACATCCATTAACATATGCATTGGGTTATGACAAGACCTCCTAAAAAATATATGACGGCCCCATTGTGTAAGAATAGGGAAAAACTAAGGACGCTATTGCCCCCCCAATCCTTTCAGTACCATCTGCCGCCCCTCCGGCGTCAGTGACCCCACCAAGCTCAGCACCAGCTGGTTGGTGGTCTTGGCCGAGGGGCTTAGGGTATGGGCGAACGACAAGGTAGCCACCCAGCTGTGGCCACACTCTGCATCGGTGCACTGGCAGTAGAGATCCGAGACATCATCGCTCAGTCGGTTGGTCTTGGTAATGCGGCCCCGCTGGCCACACACTTTGCAATAAACCCGCATTACGCCCCCTTTTCTATCCAAATCAACAGCCTATCTTGCCACAGCAAACACTGTTTGTTTATACAGTTGAACTGATATTCTCCCGAAAATCTACCCAGTGGGAGCGAGGGAGTCCCGCGCTGTTGATGGCATCCTGGATAACCTCACACAGCGGCAACGCCTCGTTGCGGGCATAGGTCGCATCGTACTTCTCAGGGTCTCCAAGCTCTCCCCCTCCATTGGTCGGATGATCCCCGCTAGCGCTGCCGGAAAGCGGTGAGAGGTCAGTACATCCTGAGCGGTGATCCCCTTGATGGCCGCGAACTCGTCCTTGGTGGCGATATCCCCCACCGCGATCAACTTGATGCCATCCGGGATATTCACGAAGCGAATGCTTGTAGTGTCTTTCCCACTCAACTTATTTTACAGTTTTTAAAAATCAGCAACAGGCCGTAGTAGGTTGGTAAAGAAAATATCTCTAGACACAGTTCCAGACAGTATAATAGTATGATTTAAAAACGATCAATTAACATCTTAATTGGGAATTTTCTCTATATTAAGAACATTTACCCAACCTTCATGTTAATCACTATTAGTGAGGGATTATGCGCATAAATATCGGTCAGAAAGGTATCGGTGGAAATAATGAGTCATGGTATTACCTTGAATTCAACGAACACGAAGGGCGGTTCTATCACATTCATGAATGGCACAATATGAATCATTCGCTCTCTGTGGACGAAGGCGAAGAAAGAACCCCACTGGAACAAGCTAAAGAGAAACGCTTCTATGCCGAGGCAATAGGAGTCATCAAACAACGCATGTTTCCGAGTCGCGCTAACTAAACATTCAAGCCGATTCCTTATCTGCGAGACAAAATATTAACGTTAAAACTTAACGCTTCAATACACTCATATTTGCAATAAATTTTTTATGTTAAGTGAATATGATATCAGGGGGCTATTATTTCGCCCCCTTTTCTATCCAAATCAACAGCCTATCTTGCCACAGCAAACACTGTTTGTTTATACAGTTGAACCGATATTCTCCCGAAAATCGACCCAGAGGGAGCGAGGGAGTCCCGCGTTGTTGATGGCATCCTGGATAAGCTCACACAGCGGCAGCACCTCGTTGCGGGCATAGGTGGCATCATACTTCTCGGGATCCCCAAGCCCTCCCCCGCCATTGGTCGGGATGATGCCGGCCAGCGCTGCCGGAAAGCGGTGTGATGTCAGTACATCCTGGGCGGTGATCCCCTTGATAGCCGCGAACTCATCCTTGGTGGCAATGTCCCCCACCGGGATCAACTTGATGCCATCGGGCTTGCCGTCCGGGATGTTGACGAACATGGAGCGGAAGTTCCCCACCCCCTTGCTGCTCGCAATCATCTCCTTCATCTCCTCCTCGGTGTCGTCATCCATGTTCGGGTCGGTGGCGTAGAAGATGAAGCCCATATGGGCGCCGTTAAGGAAGTATTTACGCCGAAACAAGGTGGCATCCTGGTTGAGCAGGGCCGACTGCAGGCCACCCAGGTAGTCAGGCATGCCGTAGATCTGCTGTTCAGGGTCGTACTGGGCCAGCCAGATGACATCCTCCGGCCGGTAGATCAGGTTCGGTTTGCCCTGCTGCAGGTAGACAAAGCAGCCATCCTCGCGCCGGCGCAGGTAGACGCTAGAGAGCGGCAGCAACCCCACTACCTGGTTAAACCCGTTGCGCAGCTTGAGCAGCCCCGCATCCCCGAACTGCAGGTAGTTATGGGCAAAGGCTGTGACCGTCGTGCGCTGGTTGGTAAAGCGTCCCGCCACCATGTTGCGGCGCGCCATCAGGATGGCCCCGTGGTGGGCATTGGCCCGTACCACCTTGGCCAGCCCCTTGCGCTCGATGGGCGGCTGGTAATACTCGCCATAGGGGTTGTAGAACACCCCAGTGTAATCGGTCATCCAGGCCGTGGGGTCAATGGCCTCCGGCATACTAAACGCCACCGCGCTCTTTACTGGGGTGGCCACCCGGGCCGGTTGGGGTTTGTGTCGCTTGGTCATGCTGCCTTTCTCTCCTGGCTGGTTGCCCAGGTGGATTTACGTTTGCGGGTGGTATCGAGCGGCTCGTTCGCCACGGCGTGGGCGATGGCAAAAAACACATCTGCGTGTCCGGTCACGTTGTCACGGGCGGCGCGGAACGTCATCTGGCCGCCGCCGGTAGTGCTGCGCTTTATGGCGAGGAACGCCAGTGGAATATCCCGATCCGAGCCGTCCCACTCGATGCGGTTCGCCTCCACTACGTCGATCATCTTGAGCACCAGCCGCGATTTGCTCTCGATGCTGTAGTTGATGGGGTGGCATATGCCTTTAAAGGTGGGCTTCAAGAGGTCATAAACCCCGGAGCCAATTCCGGAGACATCGACCCCCAGATAAGTGACCCGGAATTTCTTGGCAATGCGCTCTATCTCCTGCGCCTGATACTGGAAGTTGAGCCCGCGCCAGTAGTGCTTTTCCAGCACCCGGAACCGCTCGCCGGCGACCATGGGCGGGGCCACGACCACCAAGGTGGCGTTGTCGCGGGTACGGCTCGGGTCGTAGCCCATCCACACCTCACGCCGACCGAACGGGTCAGGCCGCCCGGGCTTGTAGTCTTCCCACCGGCTTGGATCTACCCCTGCCCGCTCCATATCCTGGAACTTGAACACCGACAACGCATCGTCGATAAAGCGACACATATAGAGCCTGTCGAACACCTCCTCCGGGTACTCGTCTTTCAGCTCCTCGAGGTCGATAAGGTTGCAGCCAAGGCGTATAGCATCCTCGATGGTGATGACGTATCGCCACTGCCGATCGGGGCAGACGCGGCCGCCATCGCGCAGATCATCTTCGCCCGGGAAATCGATCGCCACCCGGCTCGGGCGTTGCCCCTTCCAACGATCCCCTGTCCAGAAGCGGTACGCTTCGTGCACCTTGCTCGATGGGGTCGAGAAGTAGGTCTTGCGCCAGCGGCTCTGGGTCGCCATGGCGCTGGCTACGTCGGAGAGCTTCTCGAAGTTGGGGATCCAGAAATACTCGTCGATGTAGACGTTGCCGGAGCGGGACTGGGCGCTGTTGGAGTTGGTCGAGCAAAAATGCAGCTCGGCGCCGTTCGACAGGACAATGGGGTTACCGGTCAGGGTGACGCCAAGGAAAGTCTGGGCAATCTTGCAGATGTATGAGCGAAACACCTCCGCCTGGGCGCGAGTGGCGGACAGGAATATCTGGTTGCCGCCGGTAAGAATGGCATCTTCCAGCGCCTCGCCGGCGAAGTAGTAGGTCATGCCGATCTGGCGGGATTTGAGAATATTGCGGGTGCGTGGCAGTGCCGGGTCGTTCTTGGCCTCGCGACAGCGCAGCTGATAGCCAAACAGAGTCCCCAACCACTCGGCAAAGTCATCGGCCGTCAGGTGGCCGACCTCGTTCTTGCCCTTCTTGCCGCCCTTCCCTTTGCGGCCGCCATCCTGACCACCGCGCCCGCGTGGGGTTCGCGGCGGGGCGGGTTCCTCTCCCGCTTCACGTTGGGCCTTGAGGGCTTGTTGCCGCTCGGCCCACTTGATGGCCTTCTCTTTGAGGCTGACATGGTGGCTGATAAGTCGGTCAAGTTCGTCCAGCTCGGCGCTGGTTTTCTTCTCTCGCCCAAGCAGTGACTGCACCCGGCGAGCGATGGCATCCTCCACAGCCTCTTCGGTCAGCAGGTCGCGCCAGCCGTACTTCTCGGCCCAGAAGTAGACCACGCGGCAGGAGTTGAGCCCCAGTTCGTCCTTGATCTCCTGGGGTGTCCATCGTTTAAGGTAGAGTCCCCGCGCGGCATTGCGGATCTCTTCGGGATACGCCACGGCGCCTCCATCAGGTGAATGATGGCGCCATCATAGCCAGCCCCTCCCCTTGCTTATCTCACTGATGTTCCAAGCAATTCGGATATCCCGCTGGATCCGAATCGCCACGAACACAACTGGATGAAACCCCCTTGCCGACCCGATAGCCTGACCCCGCATCTATTGGGAGCAGGCATGAACGAATCAACCCTGAGAACTGGCTGGGTCTGTATCGCCACCGAAGGCAAAGCGGTGGACGGGCGGGATATTACCCGCGACTGGCTCACCGACATGGCCGAGACCTACGATCCGACCTATTACACCGCCGTCATCTGGCCGGAGCACGATCGCTGGTCCAGCTATGGCACGGTGCAGGCACTCAAGACCGAAGAGGTGGACGGCAAGCTCAAGCTGTTCGCCATCCTCTGCCCGAATCGCGATCTCATCTACTACAACCAGAACGGCCAATATCAGTTCTGCTCCATCGAACCCTTCGAAAACTTCGCCGATCTGGGGCGCACCTACCTGCTGGGCCTCGGCGTGACCGATGAGCCCGCCAGCACCGGCACCACCCATCTCAAGTTCAGCAACAGCAACAAGGGACAGGCCGTTGGCACCAGTGAGCCGCTTGACCTCTCCATGTTCAAGCTCCCCAAGCACGAGAAGGCCGATGGCCTGATCGCCAAGTTTTTCAGCTTCCTGGCCAGTCATGGCGAGCAAGCGCCCATGACTCCCCCCAGCCAACCCGAGGATGAGGAAATGAAACCAGAACAGTTCGATCAGATGCTGGGGGCCCTTAACGGCCTTGGCACCAAGATCGATGCCTTCAGCGCCAAGCTGGACGCCAAACCGGCCAACGACGACACCACCCAACCGGTCACCGAGCCCACCAAGGTGGAAGAGCAACCCGGCATCACCACCGAGCAGTTCAGCAAGCTGGAGCAAACCCTGGCGAGCCTGACCGACAAGTTCGGCGAGCTGAACAGCAAGATCGACCAGTTCTCTGTCGAGAAGCCGGGCCAGCGCCCGGGCGCCCTCGGCGGTGACGATATCCCTGCAGTCTATTAAGGAGCGACCGTGAGCCAGACCCTTACCGTCCAGGCCATGCAGCGCCTGGACCAATACAGCAACGCCCTGGCCAAGGCCTACGGCATCCCCGTCAACGCACTGGCCAAGCAGTTCAGCGTCACCGGTCCGGTGGAAACGGGCCTGCGCGCCGCGCTGCTCGCCTCCGTCGAGTTCTTGGGCCTTATCACTTGCCTCGACGTAGATCAGATCAAGGGCCAAGTAGTGCAAGTGGGCATCGGCAAGCTGTTTACCGGCCGCAAGAAGGATGGCCGCTTTAACGGCAAGATCGGCGTCGCCGGCAACACCTACGAGCTGACCGAGACCGACTCCTGTGCCTCGCTCGACTGGGCAACCCTGTGCGTCTGGGCCAACGCCGGCAGCGAGGGCGAGTTCCTGCGCCTAGTGGGCGATTTCATCAACAAGGCGTTTGCCCTGGACATGCTGCGCGTCGGCTGGAACGGCGTGAAAGCTGCTGACACCACCGACCCGGAGAAGAACCCGCTCGGCGAAGACGTCAACAAAGGCTGGCACCAGCTGGCCCGCGAGTGGAACGAAGGCAGCCAGATCATCAAGGCCGAGGCCGGCAAGAAGATCCACTTCGACCCGGACGGCAAGGGGGACTACAAGACCCTGGACGAGATGGCCTCCGACCTTATCAACACCACTATCGACCCGCTGTTTCGCCAGGACCCGCGTCTGGTGGTACTGGTCGGCACCGACCTGGTGGCCTCTGCCCAGGCCAAGCTCTACAGCGAAGCGACCAAGCCGACCGAGCAGATCGCCGCCCAGAAGCTGGCCGAGTCCATTGCCGGGCGCAAGGCCTACATCCCACCCTTCTTCCCGGGCAAGCGGATGGTAGTCACCACCCTCGACAACCTGCACATCTACACCCAGCGCGGTACCCGCAAGCGCAAGGCCGACGATAACCAGGACAAGAAGTGCTTCGATAACCAGTACTGGCGGATGGAAGGCTACGCCATCGGCGAATACCTGGCCTATGGCGGTTTTGAAGAGGCCGACATCGAGATCGGCGCCGCCCCCACTGCGCCGAGTGAGTAAGCCATGAGCTCACCGGGTCAACGCCACAAGTAACGGGTACAAGCCATGCAGGGGGCCGCGCAGGCCGCCTGCACTGGCATGGCCACCGGCGCGGTGGCGGACAGCCTGCACCTGCAGATGATTGCCCTGGAACAGGACATCGTCCGCCTGCGCAAGCTGGCCCGCATTGGCGATCGGGTGAACATGAAGCGCAGCGAGCTGATGCCCAAATACCGCCCCTATGTGGAGCGCTATCTGGCAAGCGTGGCCGAGTCCGGCCAGCCCTATCAGAACGAGCTGTTTCAGCTGCTTACCGTCTGGGCCTTCGATGTGGGCGATTTCGACACTGGCATCGCCTGGGCCGAGCTCGCCATCGCCCAGGGTCAGCGCACCCCGAGCAACATCAAGCGTGACTGGGCCCACTTTGTGGCCGACACCGTGCTGGAGTGGGCCGAGAAGCAAGCCGCCGAAGGCCATGCGGTCGAGCCCTGGTTCTCCCGGGTGTTCGACAAGGTACGGAGTGACTGGCGCCTTAACGAGCGGCTGACCGCCAAGTGGTTCAAGGCCGCGGGCTGTCTGCTGCTACGTGACCAGGACGGTCAGCCACGCCCCAGTGCCGTGGGTGACTGCGCCACGCTGGAGCAGGCCGACCACTGGCTGGCCCAGGCCGAAAAGCTGCACAGCAAGGTGGGCGTCGGCACCCTGCGCCAGAAGATTGCCATGCGCCTGCGGGTGCTCAATCCCGAATAACCAACCGACTCTCCGCGCCGTCGCTCCCCGGCGGGGAGGATAGGCCAGCCGCAAGGCCCGCGCCGAATCCTGCGATCCGTGGCTACAGGGGAGCCCTTTTTTCAGACGAGGTCAGTGATGTTTGCAGGCAAGGATATCGACTACAGCGCCGCCACCATCCGCAATGACGGGTTTTGGCCCGATGTGGCCGTGGCCGATTTTGAGCGCCGCCGCGCCCTGCCTGCCGACCTTGACCCGCAAACCACCGGCGCCGCGCTGCTGGCGGCCATCTCGGAAATCAACCTGCAGCTGGCGATGCGCCAGGCTGCGCTGATGGCCGAGGGCTATGCCAGCGCCGCCGAGGTACCGGGGCCAAGCCTTGAGGGTGGCACCAATGCGCTAACCGAGCAGTATCTGGCCGCGGTGTTTGCCCGCGCCAAGGCGGCCCTCTTGCCGGAGTTCGCCAGCGTCACCGAGCGGCCGGCCGCCAACAACCTGGCCGAGCGGGCACCGGAGCAACGGGCCCAACTGCTGGCCGAAAGTCAGCAGCTGGTGCGCAGCATCAAGGGCAAACACCGGGCGGGGGTCTCGTTGATATGAGTAAAGAGATGAGTGAGCAGCAGGCCCAGGGCTATTTCCTGCACGCCCTCCACGCCGAGCTCAACCGGGTGCTGCCGGCCAAGTGCCGCAAGTCCCTCGACAGCTGGATGGAGAACGGAACGATCCGGCTCGAATCCCGCAACATGGGCCCGACCGGCGTAGACGTGGCCTGGCTCACCTATCAGGCGGTGTTCATCGTTGAACAGCTGCCCTTTCGTGAGCTGGATCCGGCCATCGTGTTAGCCGCGGTGGCGGCCTGGGTGCAGGAGCACGACACGTTTCGCGAGCAGTTCGAGCTGGCCGACCCGGAATACGCGGTGACCCCGAACGATGAGAAGAGTGCCGACCTCGAGATCCAGCTCGCTTTTACCGAGCCGCTGCGCCTTATCGAGCTCCCGAGCGGCCCCATCAACTGGCTTGGCAAGTGCTGGCAGGTGGCGCCCTATGAGATCTGGGTGGCCGACCACATCGACATGAACGTCGGTGACACCGGCCATCACCAGGTAGGTGGCCCGGCATGATCACCATCACCCTGGACGCCCGCCGCAGCCAGGACCAGCTCAACCTGCTGGCCCTGCCGCCCCAGAAGCGCAAGCGCCTGGTGTGGCGCGCCGCGGCCGAGCTCAAAAAGCTGGCGGCCCGTCATGTGCGCCAGCAGCAGGATCCCAACGGCAAGCCCTGGGCACCGCGCAAGCGGGGCAAACGCAAGATGCTGCGCGGCCTGCCCAAGCTCTTGGAGATCCACGCCCCCGGCCAGGACGTGGCCGAGCTCGGGTTCAAACGGGGGACGATGAACGCCCATGCCGGGGTTATCGCCAACACCCACCAGAAGGGACACACCTATCAGGTGAACGCGGCCAGCCGGCGCCGCATAGCAAGCAGCGAGGGCAGCAAACTCAAGCCCGCCACCAAGGCGCAGGCCCGCAAGCTGCGCGAGCTCGGGTTCAAGCGCCCGGGCGCACGCAAAGGGTCATACCGCTCGGCGTCGCTTGGCTGGATCACCGGCAATCTCAACTACGCCCAGGCGGGATTGCTCATCAGAAAGCTCAAGGATGAACCGGTGAAAGCGAGCTGGGAGATAGAGCTCCCTGCCCGCCCGTTCCTCGGCGCCAACGCCAAACAACGGGAGCAAGCCTTTGCCCGCGCCCTGCAGAGCATCGATTACGGCTGGGACGTCAACAAGCAAGAGATGAAGGGGAAATAACGCCATGTGGCCTTATGTACAGATCAACAACTTGAACCAGATGCAGGGGCCGGTGACACAAGTCGAGCGCCACCTGCTGTTTGTCGGCACGGCGCCAAGCAATACCGGCAAGCTGCTCTCCCTCAATACCCAGAGCGACTTTGACAAGCTGCTGGGCGAGCCCGCCAGCGAACTCAAGACCAACCTGCAGGCCGCCATGGCCAACGCCGGCCAGAACTGGACGGCGGCCGCCTTCGTGCTGCCCACCGACATGGACTGGAAAGATGCCGTCCGTGAAGCACAGAAAACCCAATCATTCGAGGGCTGTGTAGTACTGGGGCAAGAGTGGGACGAGGCAAAAATCAACGCCGCCCATGCGCTGAACCAGGAGCTGATCGCCAAGTTGGGGTTTGCCTTCGGCCGCGCTGACCGGCCATTCATTCGCACCGTACTGGGCACCGGTTGGCCGCTGCCGGATATCGCCCCGGGCGAACAGCTCCAGCAGCAACGGGCGGAAGTGTTCAGCCGTACCGATACTGTGGGCAACCAGAGCCGCCATACTGACCGCCGCCAACATGACAAGGCGATGCGAATGCACCGCGAGGCTGACGAATACCTGGGCGAGTTTGGCCAGCACCAGCTCACCACCCTGCAACACAGCGTGGAGCAGATCGGGGCAATGAAGCGCATCGAGGCGCTCGGGGCCATCGAGCTGCTAGCCGGTGATGACATGGTGCTGGGGTGCCTGGGCAACATGAGCCAGACCACTGCCGGTGATCTGGTGTCAGTGATCGGGAAACTGCGGCGCAGTGTGGCCGGTGAACTCCAGCACTTCGAGGCGCCCCGTTCGTGGATGGGTTCCGAAGGCGTGAACATATTCCGCCTGTTGCTACAACTGATGAACGTAGTGGAGCAGCTGGCCGCCTCTGCCGCCAGTCACAACCACGGTGGGCCTGGGCCAACTAATGCACCCGCATTCAGCAGCCAGAGCCAGCAGGCCGCAGAGCTGGCCTCTACCCTCTCACCCATCATCGAATAA